GGCTTTGCCGAGCCTTCGGGCTCGGCTTTTCTTTTTCCTGGACAACGATGAGCGATTACGGACTTCTGGAAATAGCCGCTGCTATGGAGCGATCTGCTGCGCAACTGGAGCAAGCAGCTCGGCCACCGCAAAGCCCTGTCGTGATGAAAGGGCGAGCAGCATTCCTGATCCACATGGCCGGCGTTCTGCGCGGATGGGTTCCGAAGCAGGCAGAGACTGAAGACGACATTCTTTAAGGCGCCGGCGCTGTGATCCACTACCACGGACTACCAATCACCCCAAACACGACCGCTCTAGCAGCTGTCCGGTGCGGCCATTCCTTTGTGTCGTTTTGCCGCCCTGACCAACTTGGCCTAGCGCTCGAAGTCTGCCAGTCGTTTGCGGTCGACAACGGCGCTTTCTCCGCCTGGAAAAGCGGCAAGCCTGTAGCGGATTGGTCGCGTTATTACTCGTGGGTTGCTGAGCTGCAGCGCTATCCGTCATTCGACTTCGCGGTTATCCCGGACCAGATAGACGGCGACGAGAAAGCAAACGACGAGCTTTTGGATCAATGGCCCTGGAAAGGCTCGGCCAAGAGCAGTTGGATAGGCGCTCCGGTTTGGCACATGCACGAGTCAATCGGCAGGCTGCAGCGCTTGGCGCTCGAATGGCCCCGAGTTTGCCTCGGAAGCAGCGGGCAGTTTGCGACAGTCGGCGACGCTAAATGGTGGGGCAGGATGGCTGAGGCCATGAATGCCGTATGCGACAAAAACGGCAACCCGATATGCAAGCTACACGGGTTAAGGATGCTCAATCCTGAGGTATTCAGTCGGCTGCCGCTGGCCAGCGCAGACAGCACCAACATCGCTCAAAACGTGGGCATTGATTCGGCTTGGCGAGGCACCTACTCGCCGGCAAGCAAGGACTGTAGGGCTATTGTCATGCGCGACAGGATCGAGGCGCACCAAGCGCCGATATTTTGGCAGCCGCAGCCGGTGCAACTGGCTTGCGATTTTTAACGAGGGGAGGGGAAGCAATGGATATTGAAGCGCTTGTAGATTTGATGGACGGCAAAGGGGAGCTTGCCGGCGCACTTGCGAGCAACGAGATTTACACAAAGCGGCTGACAGATCAACTCCGGTTCCAGCACGAGGTGCTGGACGAGATCCACGAGCTGGCCGATGAGAAATCGAAGACGCCGCTGAACAACTTGGGGCTTATCCGAGTCAAGGCGCAGGTGGCGCTTCGCGTTGCCGCTCAGTCTGGCCTGCTGCCATGAGCGTTGCTGCCTGCGGTCCGTTCGATGATGACGATGGCGACGTCGACACCGCATATGACGCGCTGGCTATTGAGGCCGATGCGCTGCGCGTCGAGAACCGGCTTCTGCATCTAGAACTGAAGAAGATGCGCGAAGTCCTGCGGGACATCACCGAGACACTACAACAATTGACGGAGGAAAAACAATGAGAATTTGGAAGTGGGATCTGCAAGTCACAGATCTGCAGACTGTCAATGTGCCAATCGGAGCAAAACTGCTGACCGTGCAGACGCAGAACTCCTTGCCGCGACTTTGGGCATTGTGCAACGAACAAGCTCCGCGTAGGACACTCAGGATTGCGATGTATGGGACAGGGAATCCCGTCGATAGTTATCCGGGAACTTACATCGCTACATTTCAGGTCGGCGATCTCGTATTCCATGTGTTTGAGGTTATAGGACCATGAACAACTCACCATGCCGCAAACCAGCCGGCCCATACCTGATCGAGTCGGCGCCGAAGCTTAAGCAGTACCTGGCAGCAAAAGCCGCCCGCGAAATCGTCGAGCGCATCCTGTATCCGCTGAATGCCGCTCTCTGTGGATACAACAAGGAGCTGCGCCACATGCTGAACGCACCTATCTACCTCGGGCCGGTGCGGTGAAGATGAAGAACAGAAAGAAGCTGTTCCGCAAGTCGTTTCGCAGGCAGTTTGAACTGCTGACGCATTCTCAGAAATGCGCCTGCGGGTGGCGCGCTTTTGACCTGTTCTATTCGATGACGACCAAGAGCGGGGGCGGCAAATGAGCGCACCTCTCAAGATAATTTGGACGCAGGAAGAAGACGATCACTTTCTGTCTCTCGTCCTGCAGGGGTATCAGATCGGTAAAATCGCTGAGTCGGTCGGCCGACCTCGCTCTACGGTCGGGCAGCGCATCAGAGAAATGATCAACCAGATGCACCCTCGCGATCAGCTGAAGTACCGCACGCCTCGCCCGGTTCCGCATGGTAATCCGCCAACCTTGCACATCGATCATCCGTTGCAGATCATGCGCGGTTGGACGCCAGAAATGGACGCGAAGATTATCGAGCTGCGCGGGCTCAATTGGTCTTACAAGAGGATCGGAAAAGAGGTCCGCAAGAGTGACACTTCAGTAAATGACAGGCTCAATAAATTAGCAGAAATGGGCCTGTTCAAGCGCGATCCTGCAGAAGAACGCGTTTTGCCAAAGAAAGAAGGGCGCGCTGATTTTTTCCACAGGCCATCGGGACCAATTCCTGCCAATCCTGAGCCGCCGAAAAGCCCAAGACATCCAGGGTATCGCACGTGTCTCACGTGCCTTGCCAACGGCCGAACCAAGTATTTTTGGAGCCCTGCCGCCAACGTGCGCCGCTGCGAAAGTTGCAAGAAAGCATTTTCACGTTGCGACGATCACGGAGACGGCAGGCGCATAGATGATCGTCTAGAGCTGTGTCTGCATCTATGAGCAGGCCATCCGTTCTCGGCAACCATCCGCGCACCGTGCAGGCGTACCGAGACAACACCGATTCTTTGAGCATGGCCACGGTCAGGCTGCATGTCTACCAGTGCAAGCGGTGCGAGAAGCCGGTTTATCAGATCGCCGGCAGGAAGAAATGCGCTACGGGTGGCTGGATTTGTCACCAGTGCGTCGAAAAACAGAAAGGGGAATAGTGGAAAACATCAACACAATATCTCGCGAGACTAGCACTCCTTGGATGCCAGAAGAACTCATCGAGTGCGACGGTTACAAGCTATGCTACACGAACACGAAGCTAACCGGAATAGTTGCCAGACTTCCAGGCGGGCGCGCCGTGCCAATCGCCGACCTGATGCGCGACTATCGCGTGGTTATGCCGCGGTCAATTCGGAACAACTGATTGTTTTGAGAGGAACAAACATGGAACAGATTTCAGCATACCAAGCAACCGATGGTGCGTTGTTCAAGACCGCAGACGAATGCCAAGAACACGAGGTTTCTTTGCTATGGCGCCAAAGGATCGGAGAGTTCACTGCATCAGGCAGGAACCCGTACCCGTCCGGCGCGCAAGCGAGCATGGCTGCGAGGATTATCGTCGCATGGGAACGGTTCAAAACAGGGGCGTAGCATGACAGACGAACAGTTCCTGATGCCGGTAACGCGCTACAGAGACAAAGCCGGCAAGCCGACATGCGCGGCCGATTTCAACGCCGGCAGGGTATGCGAGTTCTATTGCACTCAAAAATTCGGATGTGCTGAAACTTGTCTTTTTGCAAACAAGGAATTCCGCTTCTGGCAGGAAATCAACCGGCGCGATTGTGGCGCTGGCTCGCTGATTCCGCTGGCTTGCTGTCCGATGTGGAGTGAGGCAATGGGAGACAAAAACGGTGGATAGAACTGTTTCCGACATTCCAGACGCAGAACTGCTACGCCGCGTGGTGATGCATGTATCACGCAACAGGCCACGTAGACAAGAATTCGCATGGGCTGCCGTATCAGATGCGTTCGGTCTTGGCTCTACTTACTCAGCGCAACTTTTACGACGATTTGGGCTTGACCCTGACTCTGGGCGCCCGCCTTCGAGTGGTGAAAATGCAGACAATCCTAGCGCTTGACCTAGGCACCACAACCGGGTGGGCGATGCTCTGCGACGGCACGATTACCAGCGGCTCGCAGTCGTTCAAGCCGCAGCGATTCGAGGGCGGCGGGATGCGCTTCTTGAAGTTCAAGCGGTGGCTGGCTGAAACGCGATATTGCGCCGAGTGGGGCATTGACGCCGTTTATTTCGAGGAGGTGCGCAGACATGCCGGCGTCGACGCTGCGCACGCTTACGGCGGCTTCCTGGCGCATCTTACGGCATGGTGCGAGCACCATCAGATCCCGTATCAAGGGGT